GAATTCGTAATAGGCATCTAAGAATTGTATTAGGTTAGGATAGTCTATCCTAAAATGTTCTGGCAATACCTCATCAACAAGGCTTTTGTTGAAATTTACGGCGTGCCTATTATAGTGCCTTTGTGTTTGTGCAAAACCAGTATGTGCCATTATGATACCGTTAATGTAGTATTTTGTCTGTCAAGAGTTGCTGTAGTAAATGTCTCGTCTTTATCAAGTCTAATTACATAGTTACGTAGAGGTCGTATGACACTTGGATTCAAAGGTTTGACAGAAATTTTAATAAATGGATTTCCACCGATAAACTGTTGAGGCGTAAACCCTACAATTTTAACCTGACCCTTTGTCGGTATATATTCACCAACGTTGTCAAGAAGAACATTACCATCCACGTCAACAACCTGTAGGGTTTGTGTGTTAAGTTTATTTTTAATCTGACAAACTGCCCCATTAAACTCAAATATAGATGACGTTACCGTGTGTGATATATCATCAGGCCCTTCAATCTCCATAGGAAATTCCAATTCAAAGGTTCTCTTTATACCTAATGTAGGTTCAAACCTAAGTTGAACCTTGACATCAGCCTTACTTGACAAGATGGCTGGATCAATGGCATCTATCTCTGTTAGCAGATTACTGCGGCGGAATATAGTGTCAAACTTATTAAGGTTATCTACAAAGTATTGTAAAATAAAGTTATACACTGATGTTTCGGTTGCCGCTAAAGTAAATCCAGACAACGATGGATCGAAGTTAAACCCTACGTTTAACTCTAGGAACATATCCGTTGGGTCAACAAACTTTGTGGTTATTGACACCACGGATAAATTATCAGTAAAATTTTTGACAATCTGATCTTTAATTTGATCTTTTATTGTTTGTGATACAGTTGATGGAAAGTTTAAAGAGACATAAACAGCACCGTAGTCAAGAGGCACGTTTTGGTCTCCTGACCAAACATTACAATCTGATACATCAGTGAAATTACTTAAAATCATTCCTTTATAATCTAAACCAGTAACAAGCCTTTGTTGTGCAGCGTATGCAATAGGGGCAAGTTGTCTGATACTTTCAATAGACTGTTTTACGGCACCACCAGATGACTCAGTGTTTGTTGTGACAACTACTGGATAGTTAACTTGGTTTACTGATATATCAGCATTGGCAGTAAACTGTGTTCCGTTGTTGGCCGCAGGGCCCTTGGATGACAGGTATGTTACAACAACTTTATTACCTGGGTCTGGCTTCTTACCAAACGATACACCGTCACCAAAATTCAGTTCATAGTAACCGTTTGGTGCCTCACGGATGGTGTATACCGTAGTGTCTTTGTCAATTGTTACGGCTTTTTTCAATGGCACATAGGTGATTTGACTGCTTGAAGTTGCTGTATCAAACACCTGGACAGTTGCTGTTGATGTGTCGATTGTTTCATCTGGTATTACAAATATCTGTCTTTCATTTTTCTCACCAACAAAGAACGTCTTTGTTTTTTCTTCACCTTCAAAAATAGGTATGTTTTCCGATCCTGTAGATGTCTTAAACTCATAGTTACCTGTGCCATCATCTCTTGCAAAGTGTGATTCCAAAAGCCTAAATGTATATGCAACACCATCAATAGAGCTGTTGAAAGTAAATCCTGCTGTTAACTGAATCTGAGGAGGTCTATTCTGCACCCCTGCCAAGTTTACATTAAGGTTGACTATGGCCTTTGATGTGGTCGTTGACCTAACCTCATACCCTAGTGTCTCTGCATGTGAAACAACGGACGAACGTAATTGTGCTGTATTTAAAAATGATTCATTGATTGCGAAGTTAGCGGTAAGGCCGTTGACATGAGTGTTATATGCTAAAACATCAAGGACATTGTTTAGGCCAGAAGCCTCAAAGTCAAAATCAGCAAATTCGTCTTGTGACTTAAAAAAGTTTTTAAGTGAGTTTTTAATATTCTGAAAATCAAGTTCAGTTGATTTAATACTGGTAACCTGTGACATTTATCTAAGCCTCGCTAGTGAAACATCTACGGTCACAATCTCTTGAGTATTAACAACCTGAAATGTGATGGATGCATTCAATGTGTTACGTTCTGGGATCTGCTCTACGGCAATAGACAAAACCCTTGCCCTTGGTTCATAGTTCTCTATAGACTCAGCCATTAAGTCTTGGATATATTCTGGATCAAACTCTGTGTCCAGAGAAAACAATGCACTATTAAGGTTTGATCCAAAGTTAGGCTGAAAAGGTTTTTCACCTCTTGTGGTTAATAATAAGTTTTTTACTGCTTGTTTTACGGCCGCAGCATCTATCTTTTTAAATAAATCACCTGCTGGTTTGGCAACGAATGCAAGATCAATGTCAGTAAAATCTTTGGTACGAGAACTAACAATAGATTTACTAAGATTTTGATCTTCAATAGAAAATGCTCTAGCCATAAAAACCTCTAATTATTTAATCCTATTTATATAATTTCTACAAGTTCGCCGTTGGTTTGTGTGTAGTTATTGTATCTTGTTTCAATATCATTTCTATATCTCATTTTCCAATCTGGATTACATGGTGGCATCTGAATTATAAGTTGTGCATTCAAACTACCGTCTGGGTTGTATGAATCATAATCCAAAATCATTTTATCAAAGTTTGTATAGTCTTTACAATAGACAGCAAGTTCAAACGTTTTTGGCACATCTATGTTACCAGTAAGATCTCTTAATTCGTAAACTACAACCTGACCACGTGATGCCAAGAAGTTCAGGCTATCCACATCCAATGTTTCACCGGCCTCTTTTTTATATAAGCCTTCTGCTACAATTAATCTGTGTTTGTTGCCTTTATCTAAAAACTCTTGTGCTTGTCTGATAAACTCTGCATTTGCATATAGGTTTCTAGCAATCTGTAATCGGTCAATATCATCTGTGATATGTTCAAGAGTTGCTGGGTCTGCATATCCTCCACAGAATTTAGCCACTGTAATACCACGACCGAGTTTTGTTTTACCTGTTATGACTCCGTCTCGTTTCATCTGAAACTCTGGGTTGTACAGTTGGTTAGGTATCAAAGTGGTTTCAAGTAATGAGCTAGCATCTCCTGCTATTCTTTCCGCTTGAATGTTTTGATTACCTAATGTTTTACCTTTAGGGAATACAGCTGTTGCATCTTTGTTAAATATCCGACCTATATCAAAACTCTGTGGTTTCTGTTCCACATAACTTGCAGACAAGATTCCTTCAGATATACATCTACCGATAAAATCTGAGTTTCTTGCCGTATTTGGATCTCTTAATTTAGACCTTACTGTGTCTGTAGTTAGTCTGACTTTGGAAATACCACCATAGTCTACCGACTTGTTAACAGTATCTCTAATTGCATCACCTTGGTCAATCTGCACATTACGAACACCAAGTTCTGAGGCATTTAGGTATGCACTCATTATGGCTGAATTTGGTCCTGGTGCATTTATGGACTGACCACCAGCTGTTCTTACAGTCGTGTCAGTATCAACGTGTGTATTGGTTCCTGGACTCAGTGCAACCCCAAGCGGTGCTTGACCAGCAGATGTTGCAAAGTCCGCTTGATTAGCGTCATCTGCCTTACCAGTTAAATCACCACTAAATGTAGGCGCGGTAACACCGGCCGTAAATGTGGCCGATGTTCCGTAATAGTTTTTGGCATAGTAGATTACATTGTCACCACCGATGATACCAGTGGTTGATATTGCAGATAAATCTGTCGCTGCAATGTTAACACTAGGTGACGTAAGGTTGTAATCATTTGCCGCAGTGATTAGTATGTCATCTCCAACATACTGTGCTTGTTTACCTTGTACTCGTTCTGTGTTATTACCTTTCACCATGCTATTATTATCAGAAAGGACAATATCACTATTTGTACCCAGTACATAACTAGATTTATTCCCCGTGATTCTAGTTTCATGGTTTTCGACCACTTTCTGCTCTACCCCACCACGGATGTCCTCACGTTTATCTCCGTGTACACGAAGATTATAATCACCACCTACTTCAACATCCATGTTACCGGCCACGTGGAGCCTCAGATTACCGTTGTAATGAATGTCACCATCACCTTCCACAATAACCTTGTGATCATTACCTGTAATCTGAATAGTGTTGTAGCGTGAAGAAACAATAACAGTGCCGTCTGGTCTCATCTCTACACCAGCACCTGTCCGGTGTTTGTATAACATTCTCTCTGAGCCAGGCGTATCATCGATTTCTGTAACGTGACCAGAAACCGTTTCACGCACTTGATTAAGTGGATATGTTGACAGACCGTTTGTTCTTAAATCTAAGTTTAGGTCAACATCCCCACCTCCAATATACAGCTCATTTCTTTTGAGTCCACGAGCTGCAAGATTAGTAGAGGCTACATCAATATACTCTCTTTTAGGAAATGCGCCTGTTGTGTCTGCATATCCATCTTTGCCAGGATTACCCCTTTGGGTTTTACCGTAATCGTCTATATCACCTTCACTCATTCTTGCCTCTTAAATAAATTGGAAATTTTGTCAAACTTTAAGCCTTGTTTCATTGCCTCAAACTTATTTCCTAAAGTAAGTTTTGTCTGTGCAGCTATGGCTGTATCAACAACCGCTGTAGCAGTATTTGAAATACCGGACGCAAGATTGCCTGTAGCACTCGCCGCATCTGCTCTTCTTCTCAGATTTGTCAAAAGACCTTCATTGTCTTTGGCAAATGTTCCAGCAGCTGCCTGTAAACTTTCACGGGTTGGTGCTGGAGTGGATGCCTTTACAATGTTATTGACCTTTGGAACTTTATCATGTGATGCTTGACTTTGCTTGATTGTGGCTGGTTCTCTATCAGCAAGTTCAGAAGCACTTATGGATGCTTTGGCTACTGGTATTTTATCTTCTTTGAATGTAGAGTCTTTTGTGAATTTACGAGCTGTGTATGCACGAACATCAAACCCAGGAGCAATTGAGTTGGCTACAGTCACAGTCGGCTCTATGTCTCTACGACCTAAAATCTCACCACCTGGACAGACTGTCATAAACGCTTTAATAAATTCGTCCATCACTTCCCATTGGTCTTTTGATATTGATGACTCTGAGTATATTGAAACATCTTCTTTTCTTTCACTTACCTCATCTTGACTTAGTGTTGATCCAGCATTTATCATAACGTATAAAGTTTTTGCTAGCATTGGATTTAATTCTGGACTTTTATCAGTATGGAGACCTCTTGTCCAAGGCACAACCTTTTGTGCAAAACCCTTTGACTGAACGTAACAGTGTATCTGAAATCCATAATTTAGTGGATTGGCATTTATTTCTGCTGCTCCTATATCTTTCAGTTGTTTCTTTTTTATTGCCTCATGTATAAACCCAGCAGTCAGCATATCCATACCGGTACCGAAACCGGTCCAGTTAAAGATTAAAGTTGTTATTTCTCTTTCCTTAACAGCGTGTCTTAGTTCTGCTTCTATGTGGTCATATGTGATCAGAGGTTTAAAGTGGTAACCGCCTGACTCAACTGGTCGCATACCTTCACTCTGCCAACCTCTCCATGTAGCATCTTCTTTGCCAACTTTAAATATTTGCTCAGGTGTTCTCTCTCCGGTGCCTGATCCTGAGGTCCAACTTGGGTTACCACCTGATGATTTAGTGACAATATTTTTTAGGTTACTTTGGCCACCAGAGAAAACAAGAGGTGGTGGAGATATTTTTATGTTTCTATTATTTAATAATTGTGTTCCAGCATCTACAAGTGTAGTGTTTATGTTTATGGATTTAATTCCTGCTTTACCAAAAGCCAAAGACACCAAGTTTGCTATAATATTACCCTTACCAGACATGATACTACCAAACAGATTATTGGATCCTATAGGGTTGCCGAGTTCTATTGAGACTTTGGCAGATGCTGTTGCTGCTTGTACCCCAACAAACTTTGATATACCACCTGTTTGCTCAATTTCTACAGCCTTTGCTTGTCTTGCCGGTATTGATGATGCTTGAGACACGATGGACGTTATTTTCTTTTTATCAATTCCTACTGTTTGCTCTAAAGCTTTTGTCATGCCTTTAGGGCTACCTTGCACAATTACCTCATCCAACACTCCGTTAGCTGAAGCTTTACCTGTTATTGCTGTTATCTCTGTGGTTGCAGTATTATTCTTTTCCAAGTTTTGGCCAGGTATGTTATTTGTCATCACGGTCATTACTGGACCGTCTGTCACTGGTTCCTTACCAACAGCGGCGCTTATAGATTTAAATCCAGCTGCTTCATTACCCACTTCTCCGCCTACAGTTGATCCTTCATTTGCAGCTCTAACCTCTACCAACTCTGCCGTTTCCTCTTTAAAAGATTCTGTGGCTATAGACTTTTCTTTTACTTTATTTTTTACAAGTTGTTTTGGTACAGTTTCTGTGTTCTTATTATTTGTTTCACCAGCGGCATCTCTAGCTGCAGCCTCATTAGGAAACTGAACTCTTGATTCTTGTCTACCGTCACCAAATAAAACCGTCCATCTACCTCTGCGATCATCAAAAAATACTTGATTTTCGCCTGGTATTACTTCAGGACCTCTATGAAAACTCATGACACCACCTGTTCATATATTTTTCTGGCTTCTTCTTTTCTAGCTTCTGTTGATCCAGCAGCTGGTCTTTCATATTTCTTTTCAAATACCTCACACGCCCCTTCTATGCTGTCTTGCTCAAGTAGGTCTGCAAGACCAAAATATGAGTATTTGAACAGTTCATATTTTGTAAATGCAAGTTGAGCATACATAGACCTATAACTGTAACCTCGTTCTGTAGAGAATTTTATCAGTTCACCTAGACGATTGCCTGCTCTTTTAGCTTCATTCCATTGCGCAAGACCAAATGCTCTTGTACCATCTTTTTCCAAAGCCTGTATTGTTGGATCAAAATCTCTGACGTTTCTTAGCATGATTCCGTTTTCCACGGCAAAGTTACCTAATATTCCACAGGTTTGTTCAGCACTAAATCCACCTCCATCTGGAGACATAAAAAAGTTAAATGCTTTTTCTACGTTTGATGCACCTCTTAGTTTTTCCTCATCAATCTTTGTTGACACAATAGGTTTGGCTCTGGCCCCTTTTCTGTTTTCTTTCTCTTGGGTTAACTCATTTGGATCAAGTGGATCCAAAGGCTGTTGTTCATATTTTGGAATTCCACCAAGTATCAAAGGTAGCTGAGAGTTTTTTCCATCCAAGAATATACCAAACACTTGTGCCCTATTCTTTAATCCTGTATTTGCACCAATACCTGAACTACTACCTTCCGTTATTGGCGCAACAACTGAAGCCCAAGGTAGGTCTGAATTATCAGCATCTCCAGGATCATCAGGATGCACACCAAATATTCTAACACGAACACGACCTAGTTGTTCGGGATCGTTAATATCAACAACGTATCCAACAAACCATCTTGTCTCGTCTCCGTAATAATCTTTAAACGTGGTTGGTATCATTAACTTGTTCCTATGGGAGTAAAGTCGTCACTAACGTAATCAGCAATTTTAGTTATCAACAGGTTCACGGTTGCTCTATTTGACTTTGATATTGCTAGGTTGTAATTTGCAGCCATAATTAAATAATCGCCTGATTTTTTTATGTCTATCTTTGTTTGGTTCTCATCTTCTGATTTTGCTCTTATAAGAACTTTTATGTTTTTACCTACGGTATAGTCACCGTCACCATGTATAAACTCATCTGCATCAACCTGTATATGCATCACAGCCTTTTGCATCAAATGTTTGTACGCATATGATTTTATTTTTCTGCGATGTTCACCTTCGGTTATTGCCTCATCATAACCCTTTTTATTGTTGTATGCCTTACCTTGAGTCACATAAGAAAACTCTCTTGATCTATAAGATGATACCGGCACGTTATTGTATTCTTGTCCAGCATCCACTAAAGATTTATATTGTCTTTTGTTCAACTCTTTTAAGTTTGACATAATGTCATTATGTATGTTGAAGTCCACAACTTTAAAATCACCTTGAGATATATCGTAATATTTTTGCCTTGAACCTATAGTACCTTTATCAATCATAGCATACATGTCATCTCTGGAATCTTGGTCAAGGTTTCTAATTACAAGTTGTCTAGCTTTGGTTAGTGAGCCACCTGAAGCTTGCATATCAGTGAAAGGCATTGTGTCGTTTACAACATTTGTCTCTAGCATTGTTTTTAAATCAACAAAGTAGTATTTGTCAGTTATTGCTGCTTTGTATAGGAAAAAAGGATAACCATCTTTTGTTGTGCTACGATTTTTAATCCATTGACAGGCAGCGAGAGGTGTCATGTTTGGCACGATAACCTTCATAGCATCTTGCACTTGTTCCTCTGCACTTGTTTCAATAGCTCCTCGACCTAGATAACTTTCCAAGATTTTTGATATTATC